CAGGGGAACTGGGGTGTGAACTTCGGGACCGGTTCGAAGATCGACGTGTTGGGGTCGTCGGCGTCGGCAGGTCACGGGTCCACTATCGACCTTGGGGTGATCGACGAGGCGTGGAAGGACGAGGACGACCGTCGGGAGCAGTCGATGCTGCCGGCGATGATTACCCGCCCGTCGGCGCAACTGTTCGGCTATTCGACGATGGGGACGGACGCTTCGATCTATCTGAACCGGAAGGTGCAGGTTGGCCGTCAAGCGACGTTGGATGATTCCGGGTCGGGGTTGGCGTACTTCGAGTGGTCGATTCCTGATGATGCGGATATCGACGATCCGGAGGTGTGGTGGGAGTTCATGCCGGCGTTGGGCTGGACGATCTCCGAGCCGGCGATCATGCACGCCCGTCAGACGATGTCGGACGGTGAGTTTCGGCGTGCGTTCGGGAATCAGCAGACCCGGTCGGGTGAGCGTGTCATCCCTGCGGACCTGTGGGATCAGTGTCAGGACCCGTCGGCTGCCCCGGAAGGTCGGGTGACGTTCGCGGTTGATGTGAATGTTGAGCAGGCGTCGGCTGCGGTTGCGGTGTCTGATGGGGTGGCGGTTGAGGTGGTGGCGCACCGTGAGGGTGTGTCGTGGGTTGTGGATTGGTTCCGTGAGAAGCCGTCTCGGCGGAAGAGCCCGGTGTTGTTGGATGCTGGCGGGCCGGCGTCGTCGCTGTTGGACCCGTTGGAGCGTGCCGGGGTCCGGGTGGGGCGCCGTTCGGGGTCTGAGGTTGCGGCTGATTGTGGCCGGATGTTCAACGCGGTTGCTGATGGGAACGTGAAGGTTCGTCCGAACTCGCAGGCGTTGGATGATGCGGTTGCTGGGGTGGCGACGAAACCGGTTGGTGACAAGTTCGTGTGGTCGCGGCAGACGTCTGCGGCTGATGTGACGCCGTTGATGGCTGCCACGTTGGCGTTTGCTGCTGGCCCTTCGTTGTCGCCTGGTATCGCCGTGATCGACTTTTAGGAGGCCACATGCGGGTCGTTGGTGTTCTCGTTGTGGCCGGGTGGGCCTTGTTGACGGCTGCCGGGTGGCTGGTGGCGTTGCCGTTGGGGCTTGCTATCGCTGGTGTGGGCTGCCTGTACATGGCTAAGGCGGTCGCCTGATGGGTCTTTTAGAAAGCATCGGCAGGTCCTGGTCGGGGACGCCGGAGACACGGAATGACCCGTCTGAGGACCGCTGGTGGGGTCCTCTNGCGGAGTTCACTAACCCGACGTANTCGGGACGTTCGGTTGACCCGGATTCTGCTATCGAGAACACGGTTGCGGTGTATTCGGCGGTGTCGTTGCTGGCGGAAACCATCGGTTCNCTGCCGTTGCACATGTATCGGAAGACCGAAGACGGTCGGGAACGGGTGACGCCGGCTGCGGGTGGTCCGGGCGGTCTGGCCCGGATGTTGCATGACGCCCCGAACCCGGAGATGACCGCGCAGGAGTATTGGGAGAACGTCGAGGGCCACAAGCTGCTGTGGGGGAACCATTACAGCTACATCCGTCGGGACGGTGCTGGCCGTCCTGTGGAGCTGTGGCCGTTACGTCCCGATCAGATGAAGGTCACCAGGGTTACCGACGACCGTGGGTTGCCGGTCGGCCCGAAGGCGTACGTGTACACGCTGCCGTCTGGCGAGGTCCGAGGGTTTGGCCGGTCGGAGGTGCTGCACATCACGGACTTCTCGACCGACGGGCTGAAGGGCATGTCTCGGATCGAGGTGGCCCGGAACGCCATCGGGGTCGAGCAGGCTGCGGGTGAGTATGCGGGCCGGTTCTTCGACAACTCGGCCCGTCCTGACGGCATCCTGTCGACCGATCAGCGGATGGACGACGAGGACACGAAGCGGATCAGGGTGCAGTGGGAGAATCTGCACAAGGGCCTGTCGAAGTCGCAGCGGGTCGGCATCCTCCATTCGGGTCTGTCGTGGCAGACGATTGGTGTTCCCCCGAAGGACGCGCAGTTCATGGAGGTCCGCCGGTTCCAGATCGGTGAGATCGCCCGGCTGTACCGCATCCCGCCGCACATGATCGGCGATGTGGAGCGGTCGACGTCGTGGGGTTCCGGCATCGAGCAGCAGTCCATCGGGTTCGTGGTGTACACGCTCCGTCCGCTGTTGAAGCGGATCGAGGGGGCGATTGCCCGCGATCTTGGTGACCCCGAAACTGGGGTGACCCTGACGGATTCTGACCTGTATGCCGAGTTTCAGGTTGAGGGTCTGTTGCGTGGCGACATGGCGGCACGGTCCGACTTCTATTCGAAGGCGATCAACGACGGGTGGATGGTCCCGAACGACGCCCGGTCGTTGGAGAACATGCCGCCGCTGCCGGGGATGGACCGTCCCCGTATCCAGTCCGGGTTCGTGCTGATCGACGAGAACGGCGAACCGGTCCCGTTGAACCAGTCTGCTGAACCGTCGGGGGACTTCCTGTCCGGCCTGACCCGGCAGGAACGGCAAGAACGCATCCGCGCGGCGTACGAGCAGCATCTGAACAACATCGCTGGAGGTTCCTGATGACTCCCACTATCGAACGTCGCTATGGGACGGTCACCGACGTTGAGGTCCGTGAGGCCGAGGGTGGTGGGTTGCGGTTCACCGGCCATGCGGCGGTGTTCAACTCGCCGACGGACATCGGCCCGTTCCGTGAGCAGGTCGCACCTGGCGCGTTCCGCCGGTCGATCCGCACGGAAGGGTCAGACGTCAGGTTCCTGTTCAACCATGAGCCCGACTCGGTGATGGCCCGCACCCTCAACGGCACGTTGACCCTACGTGAGGACGAGGTGGGGTTGCTCGCTGAGGCGGACCTGGACCCGTCCGACTTCGATGTGCAACGTCTCCTCCCGAAGCTGCGGTCGGGGAACGTGTCACAGATGTCGTTCGGGTTCCGTGTCGTCGGCCCTGACGGTGACGAGTGGTCAGAACCGGACGACGACGGGAAGCAGCTCCGCACGCTACGTGAGGTGCAACTGTTCGACGTGTCGGTGGTGACCTACCCGGCGTATGACGACACCGATGCGGCGCTGAACTCCATTGCCCGTGGTGCGCTCGAGGTTGCCGAGCGGCGCGGCATCGTCACCGACCTCGACCAGCAGCAGGTCGCCGACCGCATCCGCGACCAGATCAACCAGGTTTCTCCTCCCGTGGTGGAGGAGCGTGAAACTTCCGACGCCCCGTCGGAGGAACAGACCGAAGCCGTCCCGGCCCCGGCGGAAGCGCCACGCCACACGACTTCTCGGTCGCATCTGCAAGCCCGGATCGCCTACCTGGAAACCACCCTGTAGGCGCAGAAGCCACAACAAGGAGAACATCATGGCTTCGATCAATGAGATGCGTGCCGAGCGTGCCCGCATCTTCGAACAGGCAAAGGCGCTCGTTGAGCGTGCCGACTCTGAGGACCGGAACCTGTCCGGTGAGGAGCAGGCCGCGTGGGACGAGATGAACGTCGACATCGACCGTCTCGCGAAGGAGATCGACACCCGCGAACGGCAGGACCGTATCGACGCGGTGCGTGCTTCCCTCGACCCTGGCAAGGAGATGGCGACGAAGGGTGACCCGGCCAAGGACTTCGTCCGCCGGTTCTCCGCGTTCCTGACTGGTGAGACTCGTTCGTTCGAGATGACCTGGTCGGCTGCGGACCTTCGTGAGGACCGTGCCCACACTGTCGGAACGACGACTGCTGGCGGTCACCTCGTTCCGGTGTCGTTCGTCCGTCAGCTCCGTGAGCACCTGATCGACAACTCCGCGATCCGGCAGACCAACGCGACGGTGCTGACCACCGCGTCTGGTGAGGCCCTTCGTGTTCCGAAGACGACCACCCACCCGGACGGTGGGCTGATCGGCGAGGGCGCCACCATCGGGCAGGACGATGCGGTGTTTGGGCAGGTCACCCTCGATGCGTACAAGTACGCCAACCTGACGCTCGCATCCAGCGAGTTCCTTCAGGACGAGGTGGTCAACGTCCTTGAGTACCTGGCACGTCACAACGGGATTGCGCTGGCGAACAAGTCCGGTGTCGATTTCGTTGCTGGTGACGGGTCCTCCAAGCCGCGTGGTGTCGCGGCCGCTGCAGCGAACGGTAAGACGGCTGCTGCGAAGGACGCGATCACCGCGGAGGAACTGATTGACCTGCAGCACTCGGTCGTTCAGGGCTACCGGCGGAACTCCTACTGGCTGATGCACGACGCGACGGCGGCCCACATCCGGAAGCTGCGTGACGACTCGGGCGCTGAGGCCGGGACCGGCCAGTTCCTGTGGCAGCCGGGCCTGCAGGCGGGCCAGCCGGACATGCTGCTTGGTCGTCCGGTGGTGACCGACCCGAACGTCGCCGAGATGGGGACGTCCGCGAAGGCGGTCATCTTCGGTGACTTCTCCGGGTACTACATCCGGGACGTTGGTTCGCTCAGGTTCGAGCGGTCTGACGGGTTCGCGTTCG